ACATCAAGTGTCTAAAAGCGACAGGGCATATCGTTTTACTACTACTTTAATTCTACAAGAGAACAAAAATAGTGAATCAATTATCCCGTCGGATAACTAATTCACTATTTAGCTTAGAATGTTTATTCAGCCCATTTTTACTAATGATGTCGAGTGTAAAAAGTAAGATACCAAATAACACAATTCCAAATAGAATTAAGTGATCTCCATTATTGCGAAGAATTAATCCGTGAGATATCTCAAGTCCGCACATGGTACCCATAAATCCGCATTCACTTAGCAGCCATATGGTATTAGCTTGACTGGGGATCCAGCGCTGAATAGCAACATAAATAACTCCAAACCCTGTAAATAGCGCCCAGGCACCGAATAGGTCTGAGTTGAAAATGTTGCTTAACCTCGACGGCCAGAAAAAATAATGGTCATCTAAAATTAATACAGTGCCAATTACAATCGTGATAACTCCTAAAATCAGATGCAGAGGATGGTATTTACAATTACTTAGTAGTTTCTTCAGGTGCTTCATAATCATCACCTACGATTTTTTTATAGTTGTCCGCAGAGAGCCAACCTTGTACTACTAAGCCCTTCATGCCATCCTTGTCATAAATGCCGAATTCGTAGTCCATCTTATACATTTCCAAAAAGTTTGCTTGAATTTGTTCCATTAAAGTCATAACTAGTTACCTCCGTTTTCTTGCTTGTTATCATTTGCTTGTGGTTGTGCTGGTGCATCAGTCTTTGATGCTTCTGGTGTAGCGTCCTTTTGAGTAGCCTTAACCACCATTGCCAAAGTTTGTTGCATAGTAACAAGCATCTTGTTAGTGCTTTGAGTTTGAGTAGTGAAGTTCTTCATCAAAGCTACATTTTGTTGACTAGATTGAGCTTGAATTTGTTGCAAAGCCTTAACAGCTTCATCGACCTTGCTGTTAGCTTGGTCAAGTTCAGCACTCTTCTTGTCGAGTTGGTCGGACTTGTCTTGCAATTCCTTAATAGTTTCTTGTGCCTGTGCCAAGATTTGACCTTGTGCAGTGCCGCTGTTTTCCTTCCAAGCGCCAAGCCCGTTGTTGAGCTTGTCGTCCCATACAGGGTCAACCATACCTTCTGCTGGTGCTTCTTTGTGCATTCTCCATGGCACAACGTCAAATGGAGTATCAGTAAAGACTTCGTGGCATCTTTCGCCCTTAGTAGCCCCATCTGGGTTACTGTAGTAGTATACGTAAGTCTTTACGCTTACTGCTTGTTCTTGTGTAGCAGTTTCAGCACTTGCTACAGGTGTGTTAGTTCCGTCAGCCATAGTAGGCTCCTTTCCATTAAAAAAGCACGTAGCGAGTCACTACGTGCAAGTATTTTTAAAATTGATCAGTATGTAAGTTCTGTAACCATTGATTTAGGTACCAAAAAAATACCTTGGTCAATGAAATAATGAGCATCATAACTATCCCATAAGCATTCTTTGTATCTTGACGCTTCTGGCTGATCCTTTGCTTTTAACGTGCCATAATAGTTGCTTTCGTCAAAGAATATGACTTCCATGTAAAAAGTTGTGCCTAACACATCCCTCATAGTCTTCCAGTACAAAAGACCGCCTTGATCTCGAAAGGGACCAGTAATTGGCACTTTAGACGGGATTGTTACTCGCTTTGGATAGTGAGTGACGTTGACGAACTTGTCATGATTAAAAAACATAATCTCTGTGGTCACTTAAAACACCACCTTTCTACAGGTGATGATTTGCTTAAGGGCTTGATATAGGTGGGTTAGGCAGTGCCTATACCCCCCCCGAAATTGGAGTGCAGTCTTTCGCCGCTACAATGGCTATCCCATCATATATAGAACGTCCCACATTCGTATCGAAGCCAACATCTTGTGAAAAGTGACCTTGTATAATGTAGTAATCTTTATTGCCACCAATAACTTTATATACAGTACCTTGATTTACAATTATGCTTCTAAAAGAAGAATAGCTATAACCCTCATATGTAAAATAGTTAAGTGAAGGCGCAGCAACAACGCTTGTGTTTGAATTAATAGTGACTTTTGGTGGCAGTACAAACAATAGTTTACCGCCAATGCTTTGACTTGCTTTATTTAAGTCAACGTTCCACCATTTTAAATTATTAAAAATTAAGTGATCTAGCATATTGGCACCACCTTTCTAATTATCTTCAATAAATGCAATACGTTGTGGATTCTGATTCTCCCAGTTTTGTGCATCAGATTCTTGTGACTTGCTAAAGCGCTTGCCCTCGATATAGTTTGCCTTAATGTATCTAATCTCTTGGGCTTGGTTGGTCACCATTTTTTGCAAAGCATCTAAGTCATCCTGCTTAGCATATGATTTCCAGCCATTCCAAATATCTCCGTTTTTGTTGTTAACCCAAATGTGGTTATCTTGATCTAAGATCATGACCGTGCCAAAACTATCTTTAATGAGCTTAAAAGCATACATCCAATTCTTATTGTTCATGCCACTTGGTGCGTTTTTTAACCCTTGTACATTATTGGCTTCAATAACACCCCAAAATCTGTCGTCACTTAATAGGTCATAGCCGTCAGACACGTATTTAAAATTAAGCTTGCCATTGTTGAGATTGCTAATTGCACCGTTTAGGTTATTCTTAACCTCCTCTAAGTTAGACTGCACGGCGTTCTTTGCGTCTTGCACTTGACTAACTACCGCTGTCTTGTCAGCTTTAGAGCTAGATAAACCATTGACTTGTTCGATTACACTATAGAGCTTAGAGGCCGTCCAGTCATCATTATACAAGTTAATTGTGTATGTGCCATCGCCATTGGGAGTAGCGCTCCACGTCTTGTCCTGCAAATATCCGTTGTTGTCCAGCTGCTGCTTGCGGAATTTGAGCTTGCTTAGATCAAACTTCTGCTGTAGAGATTTTGTAAATTCAGATTGAGAATCACTTAGCTCACTCTTTTGTACGAATTGATCAACATGCAACGGAATATTGATGTTTTTATCAACAGGAATGAGCTTTTCACCGCCGTCAACACTAATAGTTTCAACCTTGCCATCTTGTTTTAGACCATCTTCAAGTTGCTTCTTTAAAGCCTCGATCTTACCGTTAGATTCCTTGATGTGATCTTCAAATTTTTTAATCGTAACAACAGTTGAATCATCTATTACCACGCTTACGTTGTTAGCACGACCAACAACTACGTAAAATTGCTGGCTGAACCGATAAAGCGAACCGTCAAAAGCTGGTAAGTATTCCGGCTCAACCGCTGTAGAAATAGCGTATAAAAAATCATTGGCTTGTCCGTCTTCTTGAGCATATAAACCAATGATCCGTATTTTATATCCTTGTTTTAATTCTTTGTTAGTAAATCTAAGAGATACCCCGATTAAAGCTTCATTATCTTCAACCTCTTCAGCGTCTGTAACCTGAACGGTTTGCATGATATTAGAAATTTCAGTGACTTTAGCTAATTGCTCAATCGGTGTATCACTCAGATCATCTGCCGATGTTACAGCTCTTGTGATCTTGAACTTTGCCTTACCAGCATTGGCACGTCTAGCAAGATCAAGACCAGCGTCTGTTAGTACCGATTTATTATATTTTGACACGTCTTATCCCTCCTTAAAATTCTGGCTTATATCTGCTTCCACAATGCCTTCATGAAGCGAGTTTTCGCCAATTCCAACATAAATCCGATTAATAATTTCGTTTTTGAAATTAATCTGATCAGTATTGGCTTGAATAGTCCCATGTAAGTCATAAGTATTAGCAGTACCAACATATAAACGGTCAATGGTTTTGCCAGTAGTAATTGTTACTCTGATTAGGTAATTCATTGTTGCCGGTAAGTACATGTTAAGCATATATTTAATACTTTGAATTTGTTCTTTTCCAATTTCAGCAGAATTACCGTCAATTACCGCTAAACGTTGATCATGTTCAACATGAGCAGTAACCTGTAAACCCATTAAATCAAATAAATGGTTAAGATATCTAACTGTTAAAGGTTTAGGTGGTAGAAGGTGAAGCAAGACGTTATTTCGCCTTGTTTCTAGGCTATCACCTGGATTAGGTTTAATGCCCGCTTCATCTTCAAAAATGGCAATTCCTTTAGCATTTGCCTTCATAATGAATTGATTCAGTAATGTTTCCTCATCTTCATCATCAAAAAGTGCTAAAGCAGTTCCTTGAGCTTTTAACAACTCTTCCATTTCATACACGCCCTTATAATAATCAGGCATGTAATTTAAGATATAGTATTTATCCATCTAATTTCACCTCACCTAGCATTGGTAGTTGAGATGTTTCATTGTTAAAAGTTAAAACTACATCATCATCCTTATCATTGAGTTTAGGTAATGTGGCATCTGCCACACCTTTTACCATCATGATTTTAGATAGGATCTTTGAACGATAAATTGCCAAGGCATAACCACGACCTACAGCAGGATTGATTTTATTCCAACCTTGACGCAATTCAGTGAAGAATCTTTCAAGCATATCCTTGATTGATTTCTCTACTGCAGCTTGGTTAGCTTGAACGTCTAACTTAACTGTAGTAGTAATATTTACCTTGAAAGCTTCAGGTGCTACCACTGTCACGCGGTGATCAATTGGGGCTAAGCCATAGCCTTGAGTAGTTTGATCTTCTGGATCAATCTTTTCCTTTACTTCTTTTACCAACGTATCAGAAGCAGGTTTGAAATCATTATCAACGATTACTAATTTAACTGTACCTGGTCCATCCCATGTTGGATAAACCTGAGTTGCACCAACATCATGAATCTTACTAGTCATATCTAAGTAATCTGCTACGTTGCCTCCATATGCCACCCATGAATTATGGTTTAAAAGTCGTGCTCTTAAGTGCTCATCATTTTCTTCATCTCTAGCAGGAATGGTTATTTCAATGATTTCGGCCCATGCTAAGTTGTCATTAGGTGTTACTGGTAAAACTTGCCCCAAGTAACTATTAGCACTTGTTCCAGCTTCTTCAGCTTGCATTTCTGCAGTGCCATCATCATTTGACTTAATCACGGTATAAAAAATAGGTGATTCTGCAATACTTGCAAATCTATCACCTACTTCAACATTTACTGGATTTCCATCATCATCATTAAATCTAGCCTTAACTTCTGTGTTAGTGGCTGCATATCGACTAGTACCATGTTCAACCGCTCTATAGTCCAAAAACTCTCCTTGAGCAGTTTTAATGTACGTTTCTCGTATGATATTGGCTAATGATAACGACTGTTGAGCACCTGCCATAGCTGCAGGAGCCAAAGCATCATAAATAATTGAGCCTTCACGTTTATCAAGATCATTTGGCACATTATCAAGCATTAAATTTAACCAATAATCAAAGTTCTGTGCTTCTAACTCATCGGCTAATTCATTAGGATTCATCTACTAGATCCACCTCACTTTCAAATCCAACCCTACCATAAACAGTATTAGCAAAGCCTTCTACGATAATAGAATCACTGCCTGACTGCTCACATCTAGTAATTTCAACGCTGTTGATTCGGTCATCAGCTACTAATGCTTCAACAGTCATTCTCTCAGCTTCTGAAACTGCATAATTAATAGATTCTCCAATAAGTTCCGGCAAATCATTGCCATATTGTTCATCATAAATTTGATAAACAAATCTTTCTGTTTTAAGAATCTTGTCTACAGCTTGTTGCATTGCATCAAGTTCATCAGTCATCCCACGAATTCGGCCATTAGCCACTTTAAAAGTGTAGGTAGGACTTTGATCGTCTTCTTCATCATCAAGGTCAGCATCATCTAAATATGCATCTTCCATTAATGCCCCAACATTAATTTCTTCATCAGAATCCAAAACCATCTTCACCTAACCTTTCAAATAAATAGAACTGTTGACCACCATCCAAACGGATCATTGTGACCTTATCACCTTTTTCAAGTGAATTATCAAATTCAATGTACATTGATGTTTTTTTAAAACTTAAATCAGCCTTACTAATGTTTGCAGTATCGTGGTGACCATGAAAAGTCATATCTGCAGAACCTTTCATAATTGCGTTGCCCTGCAGTTTAAATTTTCCAATATGTTTACCCAGAACAATAAAATCATCAGTCAAAACCATATTATTGGATAATTGAACTTTTAAAGGCTTAGCACTAATCACAGTTCCATATACAACATCTGAATAATCACTTGGTTTACCACCACGCTTTGTCATTAACTCATAGAGCCGTTTACCTGCCATGATTGCCCCACTTTCATTGTTAACTCACATGTATAATCTTGGCCAAAGTTGTGGACTGCCTTCAGAATTGGACAATCCTTGAACTTCTTTTTGTAATCTTTGATGCTTACTGTTACATAGTTACCAGGAACTAAATCAGTTCGACCAATACAAGTGATTTTTAATTGTTTGTTAGCCATGTTACGATTCTTAAGCTCATTTTTAGCTTGTTGAACCATTTGAGCATCATTAGCTTTCTTTTTGGCATTTACTACTTTTTGAAGCTTACCCCATTGCTTAGCAGAAGGCATGGTTACAGTTTTTGATTCAATCGTAGTGGTTTTAGGATCATCTGCACTAGTTTGAGTTTTAGATGTTTTCTTACTCTTTTTACTATCTTTTTTAACAACCTTTACAACATTGTAAGTATTATCAATATCAACCGAATAATCATAATCAGTTAATCCGGACTTATCACCTACAACGATATCAAGCTTTTTGTAAGGGAACTTTCTTAGTTCAACAGTATCGTAGTTATCAAAGATCAAATAATGCTTATGAGTGTTTTTAGTTGTTGCACTCATTGCACTCTTAATCATGTCAAAATACGTTTTACCATCATCAACTTCAGCTTTGCATTTATGACTTGATCCAGCCACAACCTTAGCTTTAATTCCTGCACGTTTACTTACTTCTTTGAATCGTTCACTTAATGTACCAGCCTTAAATACAATTGAATCTTCATTCTTTAAGTAGCGGCTAGGGCCATAGCATTTAACAGTAATGTTGTGATTTTTATCAAAACCATACTTAAAAACATAACCGTAAAAGATTTTCTTCTTTTTGTAAGAAAATGAAATGATATCTCCTGTATAAGGAATAATTGGCTTTTCTTCAAAGACTAGTTTGAAATCAAACTGAGAAGCTGAAAAATTGGTGTCAATAGTCCATTTGATTGAATCATCAATTACAAGATCACTGATATCATAACTTGCACGGCCTTTTGAGTGAGTAAAGTGAGTAGAGCTACGATTTAAAGTTAATTTAATAGCATCTGTCATGATCTTTTTACCTCACTAATTTTCACCCAACCACGAGCTTTACCATTAATACCTACACAAACTGGATATTCACGACCAGGAACAATGTATAAAACTTCACGCTTAGCATTCTTTTCATACATTCCTGCTCCCTTGCCGTAACTATCAGCATGTAATCGACCATTAACAGAAACAGTTGATCCAACATTAATCTTTTTAGCAGGCTTAGAGCGCTTCTTAGCTGGTTTAGAACGTCCACGCTTTTTAGGATTTTTCTTTTTCTCATAACTAAATTTACGATATTGTTTTAATTCTAAAGTATAGGCATATTCATCAGCCCAACCATTCTCTAAACCATATTCAAAACTAGCAATAGTCATCAGCATAGATATATCTGTTTTGGTAACCACGAATCTAACTTTGTGGTTTTTGCTTTGCATTGATTTGATTTTCTTAACATAGGTAGCCTGCTTATGTGGGCTTTTAGTTGCTGTGTAATGAGCACCAACCGTAGGAAAAACAGAATTAATTGATACACCTACTAGCTTTAATTTACCAGGAATGTTTACTTCACCTAAGTTAACAATGGTTTCAGAATGATCATCTGTTTCATATTTCAACTTAACATCTTTCGGATTCACCGGGATTTGAAGATTCTCACCAGTAGTTTGATCTTTTATGTAAAATTCCATGCCACTTCTATCAGGCATATTCATCACTTCCTAACTTAATGATTTATCAGCTTGTTCCATGACCTTTTGTTCAAGTCTATCTAATAATTCATCTGCATCTTGTTCAAGATTGCCAGAGCTGTTAATTACAATGGCACCTGATTGAATATTTACAGATTGATTGTTACTGGTATTAATAGATGAATTTGAAGACAAAATAGAAGCGGGCGTAATAGTATCTGCTCCTGTTCCTAAATCAGAACTGCTAATGTTCTTTTCATCAAAGTTTTGGTTACCAGTAATTGCACCTAGAACACCAACATTAGCGGTTTTACCATTTAAGCCAGTAATTGCACCTAGGAGATCATAAATACTATCCTTAGCTCTATCAAAGCTATCAGCTAATAAATCTCCTGTATTAAATTGATCCATTTCAGGAGCACCAATTGTGGGATGCATCCCACTAGCGGCATCAACTACACCTTGCGCCATATTTGCAGAAGCATCAGCTGCGGCGCCGGCATCTTTGTTAAGACCAATGATTAAACCTTGATCAACCCATCTACCGTATTGCCTAAACAATCTTGATGGAGAACCAATATGAAGTAATCCTTTAGCAGCACTTACCACACTGCTTGCAACTTTACTTACAGCACTAACGGCGGCGCCAATCATAGAAGTAATACCATTAATCAAACCTTGAATTAAATCACGACCTACACCAACTAAAGCGCCAGCAAAGCCTCTAGCAGCACTAACGGCGGCTTGAATACCACTTGAAACTGCAGATACAACTCTACTCATAGCACTTGTAATAGCAGATACCATCATAGAACCAGCCATAATGAACATTGAAACCATAGTCATCACAGCGGCACCAATTGCCACAATTGCAGCTGCTGTCATCATTGCTGCAGCAGCTACAGCGGCTAAACCTGCAGCTAACATCATGGAAGCAGAAGCTAACAGCATTAAACCAACTGCGGCTACCATTGCCATTGGTCCTACTAGAATTAAAGCCATTGATAACATCAGCATTCCAACAGCCGCAATCATTGCCATAGGCGCAATCATTACCATGACTACTGCAAGCATCATCATACCTACTGCGGCAATTAATGTCATTGGTGCAATCATCACCATAGCCACAGCCATTATCATTAATCCTGCTCCAGCGACTAAAGACATTGCCGCAATTAAAGTCAAGGCAACACCAAATAGTAACGCACCTACAGCGGCAATCATTAATCCAGCGGCTAAAACTATTAAACCAGCACCCAATACAACTACTCCCACTGCGGCAACTAGAGCGCCAACACCGAATACGGCAACCGCTCCAGCTAATGCAAGCAATCCGACTGCAGCACTAAGACCGTATTGAGAAATAATTGGCAATTGAGTTGCTAATAATGTAATACCGGCAGTGGCTACAAAAATAGCAGCACCAATAATCAAAAGTGCTGCGGCAAACATTAAGAATCCTGCTGAAGCTCCAATCATTGCAGGACCCAATAATCTAACTACAACAGCTAATACAGTAATAGCGGCTACCATTCCAAAGAAAGTAGCGATAGCGGCACCGCCACCGCTTGCTAATTGTGTTGCAGCATCTGCTAAGAGCTTAAACCCAGCGGCAGCTAATACAACAGCGCCACCAACCATGAGTAAGGCCGCTCCTAATTTCAAGAATGCTCCGGCACTTTGCAGAATGCCACCTGTTTTGGGTGTTTCTGGCATTTGCATTTTTGGCGTTTTGAAACTACCTATTCCACTAAATGCTTCTTTCAATCCTTTTATAAACTTAATTCCTTGATATGCAGCTTTAAGAATAATAAAGGCATAAGCAAGTTTAGTTAGATTTTTAGCTAAAGAATTAATCAAACCAGGATTTACTTCATTTAATTTAGTTAATGCTTTAACAGCAGCCATTAAAACTAATCCTTTAATACCGCCTTTTAGAATAATGAAAGCTCTTGCTAAATTCATGATTGAATCTGAATCTAATTTTGCCATTGCCTCAGCTATACCAGAAATTGCATTTGCTACTGTACTAATTCCATTACCTGTTAGTTTTCCTAACTGTGTAAAAAAACTTCCGCCTTTATTACCAGTTGATAATGTATTAGTTAAATCATATGCAGCATCCGCAATCTTATGAAAAGTATCAATTAAAGTTTGACCAACCCCAGTACTATTAAATCCATCAAGAAAATCTTGCATCCCTAACTTTAAATTAGCTAATGTTGGTTTTACATAATTAATAGCATCAATAAGACCATCACCTAGTGCATTCCAATTAAAATCTCCTAGTTGATCTGTAATTCCAGATATAGCATCAATTCCAATTTTAGATAATTTTTGAAACTGAGGTTGCAAGCCATTAGCTAGTGTTTCCTTCAAACCATCCATAGCTTGACCAACTGTTTTATATTGAGTGGCCATTTTACTAAAATTAGCATTTGTACCCGTTTTAGCAACTGCATTTAAGAAATCCTGAGTTTTAACCTTACCATCCTGAATATTCTTAATTAGTTCAGTAGTACTCTTGCCCATTGTTTTAGCAACAGCAGATATACCAGCTGGTGTTTGCTCAAGCATTAGTTTAAAATCTTGCCATTGAACTTTAGGTTTAGCCGCCATCTGAGTGGCTTGCTGGCTAAGTGTTTTCATGGCTTGCTGTGGATTATCAGAAGCGGCAGCTAGCCCACCAAAACCTTTAACAAGTTTGCCTGTATTTTTAACGCCTACTGCGGCTAATTGCGCATACGTACTAGACATATCAGACGCACTATAAATTGTTTGCTGGGCAAATTTTTGCATCTCTGATTTAGCACGATTAATTTCGGCCGGTGACTTACCCAGCTGGTGCATATTCCCTTCAAATGTTTGCCATGAAGTTGATGCTTCATTAAGTTCACCTAGCATTGAACTAATACCAGATCTAGCTAAGTCCATGCCTTTACTAATTAAATTGCCTACTACAACTCCACCAGTCATAGATTTGAACATGCTATTAGATGATTTACTTGCACCTTGAAATGCATCACCACTTAAAGCACTTTTTAATTTACTAAAACCACTCTGCCCTTTTGAAAGTCCTGCGGCTAACTTACTTAATGGAGCACTAAAGGCATCATTAATCTTAATTGTTGCGCTTATTTCAGCCATAAATTACCTCCTTTCTTTCTAAAATTTTGGGTAAAAGAAAAAAGGCACGCCAAAGCATACCTTTGATTAAAATTATTAGATATGTTTTCTACGCGCCTTTCTTTCTGCCTCTTTTTGTTGTCTCTTTTCATCTCTAGTTCTGATCTGAATAGATGCAATTACTATAGATTTTTCGCGAATACTCAAATCAGCCCATTGTTTTGGCGTCCAGTGGTATTCCTGCAATACATAATGATATATTGCGAAATCTCCCACTGAATCCTCAATTAGTTTTTTGCCGTTTCAATCAAGTCATCAGGATTATCAGCATCTTCATTCATACCTGAAGCATCCATAACAGCATCAGATAACTTACTGTATTCACCTACATAAAGCATTTTCTTTAAAAGCTTTGCGGGGTCACCTAAACAGCCCCATGACTTTTGTAGTTCTTCATTTTGCAAATCTGGGGAAACCACACTTGCAGTTAGAGTTAATTCTGCTACCTTGCCTTGATCAGTTTCTGATTCATATTGATGAGTTCTTCTATTAAGAACTCTTCTAGTAGCCTGTTTACGAATTTCAGAAATTTCTTCCGCATCAAGTCCTCTAATCTTAAAAGGAGATTTAAACCGCTTGAGTTTAACTTCTTCTTCTCTATTAGGACTGCCTACATTTTCCATCAAGAAATCTTTAATATTTGTTTCTGCCATTGTTTAACTCCTATTTAATACCATCAAATTCTTGAACCAATTCAAATCCTTCAAAAGTGAAATCTGTTTCGTAGTCCATAACTCCATCATCAGCTTCAAAATCAACGACTGGGATATCATCCAAGTTAACATCCTTGAGAAGAACAGTTTGAGTACCAGTTTTTGAAGTAGGGTCATGAATAGTTAAAGTTAATTCAAAGTAAAGATCTCCACCTTGTTGAGTGTAAGGTACGGCGTACTTAAGCCAATTAGAATTAATGATATATCCACCCAAAGTACCAGTACCTTCAACGGAGGTGGTTTTCTTCATTTTCCAGTGATTACCTAGAACTTGAACATCTTCCTTGTTCTTTTCCATCTTAATGGTCAATTTATTACATTCAATCATGTTAATAATTCTACCGTTAATATTAAGGAATACTTTCGCATCCTTAGTAGAAATGGTATCTCTACCACTTAATAAGTGATCTAAATCCGCCATCTAGTTTCCTCCTATCTTACGATCAAGTTGACATAAAGTTTTTCCATTGCGTCAACTGGTGTTACATACAGTTCCATCAATACAGCATCTTTTTCGTCACCTTGAGAAAGAGTTAAATCAGAATTTTCAAAATCACGAATCATGTTTTGATTTTGTAAGCCTGTTAAATAACCAATTCTGTTAGCCTTGAAGACATTTCTACCAGCTTCATTGTTTGAAACCTTACCTAAGAAACTAGTTTCAAATGTTTGAGTAGTATTAGTACAGATTTCATCAAGTGTTCTAATAATACGGTTCTTACTAAAGTCCTTAGGCTTAATGCTGGTGAATTTGGTAAGTGAGTTAATATCTTGTTCGATAACCACACGATTACCAGCTCTAGTAGTAAATACAATTTGACCTGCATCTAAGGCTTCAATGGTCTTATCATTATTTAGCTTAGGCTTAGCTTCTGCAGCATCATCAAGTTGAGTGTAAGTTAATGCTTGATCTGGTGTAGCACTTGCACTCATACCTGCAAATCTAGCGGTAGCAATATTAGGAGTGATCACAGTGCCATCATTAAGCACGTAACCGTTAAGGACGGTTGAAACACCTTCATAGTTGTAAACTGCACCTTGTTCATTAGGAACAACAGCACGTACCTTGATACCAACGTTTTCACGCAAAAGCTTAATTTCTTCAACCAATAACTTATGAATATTGCTTGATTCATCCCAGCCTGCAGTAGTTGCTACAGCATAGAATTCATTTTCCAAGTAATCATTCATATCATCTACTACCTTGTTGGTACCATTTGAGCCACCAGCTAGAGAAACATTAGCAGCATTTTGAGTTAAACCGTTAAAGATAGCAGTATAAAGTGGATATTCTCCCTTGCCACTCAATTCTTTAGTAACATCTGCTGGATTAGTACCAAAAGTAATATCTACATAGTCATTATGTACTTCTAATTGATCTGCCTTAGTTAATTCAGCTGCGGCAATTGCATCAGCATTTGGTAAAGGTAAAGTAATTTTTACTTGATCAACTTGCTTAGTACCAAAAATGGTAGTAACAGTAACATCTTGAGTGTTAGCACTATCAGCTAAAGGAGCAGGGGCAAAGCTAACACTAATGTTGTTACCTTGTTCACCTTCATACTTAGCATTAATAGTGTAAACACCTTCTTTAGTAGAAGTTGACTTAGCACCACCATCAAAATCATTTAAAAGTAATACTGTTTCAGCATCCTTCAAAGCTTCATAAACTGGAGCCAATACCTTATCAGTATTCTTGTGCCCAGTTAAAGCGGTGAAATCACTAGTAGCAGTTAATTCAATGATGCCTTTCTTACCCCAACCTAAAGGCTTGTTTTGGAACATCAATAAACGTCCTAATGGTGTGGTTAAAACTGGTTTACCATCACCACGAACGTTGATGTAGACACCAGGACGACGCTTATTCTGAATTCTCCAAGTTCCACCTGCCATGAACTACATACCTCCTTTAAAATCTTCAATTACTTTTTTAGCTTCAGCAATCGTATAAGTTTTGTTGTCTTCTAAAGCGGCATTAATAATTGCCGTGTTGTTTGTTCCAGGGAATAAACCAGCCTGCTTAATTTGAGCCTTAGTGTACTCAACTTCAGTGCTGTTCCCTGCTGTTTTCTTTTGTCTTTGCATCGATAGTTAAACTCCTTTGCTTTAATGAAAGATCTGGCTTGTACATACGTAAAACAAGATCAAATTCACACGTTAGCGTATGTTCATTAGTATCTATACTGAATTCACGATTTCTTAAATAGGCAAAGTCAGGCAATACAGTTAGATTATCCATTAGCAGTGTTTCCATCTCATCCAGTGCTTCATTAGCATTTTCTTCTGGTGGGAAATAAACCACTTGAAATGGCATTTTCCTAACTTCATAATCAAAAAGTTCTGGCTTTAGAGTTGTATTTCCTGCTCTGCCTATAAAAAAACACGGTTCATCAAACCCATTAGGTTGATTCTCCGTGTAAATTGTTGTGTTCGGTGAGATACGAGCTAACTCATCCGCTATTCTTTCAATTATTGTCATGATAGTAAATCCCTAAAAGCCCATAAACCAGGTGTTATCAGATCAGGTAGCTGGGAATCTATCGCATTCAAGGAATTTTTCATGAAGAATTGACCTGGTACCCAGTTCTTGTGGTTACGAGTTCTGTGACCACTTTCAACATAGGAAGCATATTCAGTGGGATTACTTACTTTGACAACCCAACCGCCGCCACTTACAGAAGGGCCTTCAACAGTCCAAGCTTTACGCAAAGTACCAGTGTCAACAGGAGTATTGGTTTTAAGTGTTCTAATTGCTTGTAAACCAATACGTTTAGTGCTTAGACCAATTTCTTCTTTGAGTTGGCCACCATCAATTCTTCCTTTAACACGACTAGCCCAAGCTTGAAACTCTGCGTCATCAACAGTTCCCAAACTCATGCTTTTTCATCCCTTACCATTGCAATCTCTTGATGCGAGTAATAGCCAGAATATCCCTTGCTAGAACGTTTATATTTAGTAGTATTACCATTTTGATCAGTAATATAAATAACCGCCCCAGCAGGAACATCAATGCCATTACGAATCAATAATTTAGCATCTGATTCATCAGTACCAAAAATAGTTTGAGTACTTGCAGATTGTCCTTTGAGAACCACCTTGCAAGGCTCATCTTCCACAATTGTGGTTTCAACACTATTAGTAATGTGGTTTTTAGTCACTTTCTTAGTACCAGTGATCTTTGCTTTATCCGTCCATAACAATGAGACTGCCTTTTTTAAACCTTCAAATTGGCTCATTCTGGTAACCTCCTGAAGTTATTTAAGATATTAGTGTAATTATCCGCAATAGGATTTAAACCTTGCAGAGCTAAATAAATATCACTCACAGGCTTAAAGGTTACACTGGTATCACCTTCATTTAGTGATTGAATGTTAGTAGCACTCTCGCCATCAAGAAATCCATTTACTTTAATTGCTTGAACCACCATGTTAACCACTACAGTAGATAATTCTTTAGGTAGTTCATCAATTGGAATATTACAGTAATTGGCAATATCATTCATGATCTTATCAATTGTAAAATCAATGATTTTATCATAATTAGGATTTTCATTGTCGTTAGGAATTAACAATTTAACTTGATCAACAATGTGTTCTTTATTCATTCAATCACCGCCTTACTACTTTACTAAAGCTAACAAATCTGATTTCGTGGTCTTACCTGTAAAGTCAATATTGTGCTTAGTCAAGTAAGCCTTAATTTCTTCGACGGTATTAGCATCAGTAGGCTTTACATCAGTATCATCGGTGGCATCAGTGGTATCAGTTGAAGGTAAAATAATTTCACTACCCACGGTTGCAACTAACACCTTTGACTTGTTTTGAACATAAGGTGCAGCAATCTGAGTTCCGAACAACTTATTAACTTGATGTTCTGGATCACGCCAAGGTTCAATCATAGTATCACGCTTAACAAACCACTTGAATGCACGACCTGAGTTAAGATTCTTAATATCCTTATCAGTCAAATTACCAGACTTCATCTTGTCTTGTAATTCCTTTGAATAAGCAATATCTTGATCACTTGAGAAAATCACAACGATCTTATCATCAGACATCTTATTAGTGCGGAAGATTGAAGCACCTAAAGCAGTTGGATCAGCTCCAGTAATCGCCAATTGAGCACCAGTATCAGAACCTTTGGTATATTCACGAACTGCTTTATTAATCTTAAGTTGGTTTTTTGGAGAACAAATAATAGTGTAAGCAGGATTCTTAACATCAGTGTTAAAGAAACTTTCCATAGCGTCGATACCATCAATATCAAGAGTGGTTGTCATGGTGTTATCTACTGCTAAAGCAGCTTCCATTAACTTACTATCTGCTCGTTGTGCAATAACTTCACCAATTTGCTTAGTAGCTTGTTGAAGTGTATCACCTAAACTAATTAAATCTGCTTCATCAGTGAATTCAACACCCTTACCAAACTTAGAAACGGTAGCGGTAGTGTAGCCTTGACCCAACTTGTCGGTAGGAATTGCTTCACCTTCAGCTACATCTTGAGCTTCTCCGATGTGACCCCAGGTTGGAACTGTTAAAGTATCACCTGGCTTACCTTGTAAAGTACGGTCAATATCAGCAAGTGGCATGAATACCATAGCTTGTTGATAGCTATTTTCTACCATTGGTCCTAGAACTTCAGGATCAAATAAATCTTCTCTCTTTGTAATTGCCATTTATATAACTTCCTTTCTAGTATCCTGATTGTTTAACTAAACTTTCATATGCATCAGGATCTGATTGTTTAAGTTCAACACGTTCAGTTAATGACATATCATTAAGCTTCTTAAGTGTTTTAGGTTCTTTACCGTTACTTGGTTCATAATCTGATTTAGTGCCCTCATTAAATAAGTAAGGATCAGACTTTTTCAAAGCCTTAATTTGATTGTCCAAACCAGTTAACTTACCATCTTCACCAAACTTAATTTCATCATTGTTAAGTAAGGCTTTAATTGCTTTATTATTACGAACCTTGTTAGCAGATAAGACTTGATCAACAGCACTATTAAGCTTAACAGTCTCAACCTTCTTATTAAGAGCTTGAGTGTCTGTCTTATATTTCTTTTGTAAATCTTTGAACTGATTTAAAAGATCTTCATTGCCTTTAGCTTGATCTTGAAGTTTTTTAAGATCCTTATCACGGCTAGCCATTTGTTCTTTTAAGGTCTTATTTTCTTCAATTACTTGATCAGCATTAGATTTAGCCTTCTCAATATCAGCACCATTTAAATCCATGATTTCATTAATCTGATCATCGTTTAAACCTAAACTCTTTAATTTTTCTCTTTTCATAATTAATCCTTTCACACGTTTTATACGAGTTCGCCTCTCATCAAGGCATAAAAAATAAGCAGTTTTACGACTTACTTAGGTCAAACAAAAAGAGAACCACAACAGTGATTCTCTATTTTGGTAATAATGGAATTAATAATTGAGGCGCATTTTCTTTAATGCATTATCAAGATTATTAACCATTTTCTGTTGATCTTTAGTTAATGGTTCATTATTTCTTAGTGCGCAATTTACTTTATATGATTCTGAAGAAATATATTGTTTAATAGCTCTTTCTTCATCCTTGTTTAATTTAGCTGCAGATAAAGTTTTTGATATTCCTAATCTAAGTGGTTTGATTCCCTGTATTTGCTTCCATTGAGTAAAAGTATAAGTTTTTTGACCGTTACTTTTAGCCCATTCACTATAAGGCTGATTCTTTACCCATTTACCTTTACCAGTTTTCGTATCTCTTGACCACCGACTTGTAATATTTGGCAAGTCTTTAATATAACCACAAGTCGTACATCTGCAATAAGGGTGAATTAAAGGATAATTCACGCCTTCTTTTTTATCTTTGACATAAAAAATACGCCCATCCAAATGAGCGCAAACATCACAAGTATGAGATTCAAGTGTTGCCATGTACTCATACTGTTCGATTTTAGAATCTTTATAAAATTGCAAGGTAGCTTGTTCTGCAGCATGACCCATTTCTGTTGCAACTAAACGGTGTAAATCAGATCGAACCACACCTTGGAATTTATCCTTCAATTGCTTTTCAACATCTTGATAGGAATAGCCCATAACCGTAGCTCTTAGCATTGTATCAGTGAGAACTTCCGGCATTACATTAGTGTAATTAGCCCAAATTCGTTTGCTAAAGTCACTGCCTTGCCACGGCTGATAAACGATTTCTTTTAATTGATCTTCATTGAAGTGGGCAAAATTAACATTTATGCTACCTACAACTAGATATTGATTGTAATTATCTAGCAAGTAAGTATCTTGATACTGTTTTGCTAATCCAATTGCTAAATTATCTTCTTCACTGTCAGCATATTTAGCTGCTAATTCTTGATATTGTTTATAAAGCTCCTGAAGCCTAGCAATTCTAGATTTATAGTAAGCAGAATTTAATTCCTTTTCATAACCACCGGCTCTAGCCTTTGCTTCAAACTCTGCCAGTGTCATATCAAACTTACTGGTATCAATCTTTTTAAGATATTCTGCAGCTTGTTTTAGTGTTTGATTATTTTCTTTAGCATATTTAGATAACCAGATTTTAGATTCTTTAATGAATTCATTCTCTAAATCTTTTAAACGGGAACGCATCGCGTCTTCATAATCCGCTTCAGATTCTAATTCTTTTTGCTTTGCGTAAAGTACACGTTTACGCCAATATTGTTGAGAATTCATGGTTAATCATCATCAGGCTTTTTATTTGCCTGCTCTGATTTATCAGGAGCGTCTTCATTATCTTGATCGTCTAACTGTGCTCCATAATCTTCAAAGCTCTGTGAGGATCTAAAACCGTCACTTTCTTGGATATCCTTCTTTTGATCTTGAAGTTCTTGTTGCCAGTCCTCAACAATCGGATTAGCTTTAGCAATTGCTTCTTTTGAAGTAAAGCTTGCTACTTGAGAAACAACTTGAGCTTGGCTTAAGTCGTCTTCAACCTTGGTTCTAGTCCAGGTTTGAGTAATAAGCCTACTATCAGCATTGCTAAAGTTAAGATAATTCATAACCGCTCTAATCAACTCACTTATGCCACGTCTAAAGTATGCTTCAGTGTTGCTTGCCTTAAGTTCTAGATGAGAATAAAGCATCTTAATAGCAACACCACTTGCATTAGTGCTTTGAAAGTTTGCAGGATCAACGCCCTGACCTTGTAGGAAGATATCACTCTTAGTCATTTTCAAAATGGTGTCTCTTGCTTCAACTGGAATATCAATTTGAAGCGTATCAACACCAGATTGATCACCGTTACCCGCATTGTTGAACTTAACAACTTTCTTGTTTTTGAGTTCGTCCATGAAGTCATTTAAATTGGTTGCACCGTAATTTTTAAGAACTAAAATCACCTGTTGAATATCATCGACATCATTCAAAAATCCGTTATACACATCATCGTAAGCATCAATTAAGCCTTTGACTTTATGCAATTCAGATAAACAAAGTTTATTCTTTTGAAATCCAATGAATGGCACTCGACCAAAATTATGATTAATATGATCAGTCATCCCAATTGAATAGCCAGCAGTTACATCATAAAGAGGGACAGTCGCATATGGCTCCAATTGTAATGGTGTTGCTGAAGATTCTTTAAAAAACATAGCTTCTTTATCGTTCCAAAATTCATGAACAATAAAATACTTACCGGTATCATCATCCAACTGCTTGTAAGATCGCAATACACCAAGTAACTTATTATCTAAATTGGTGGAATAAATTGGAGTAATTTGATTAGGTGGCACAATGCCATAACGGAATGTTCCATCTTTATCAATCCAATAATGAAGCCAGGCTCTACCAGCATTTGAAGCATCAACAACTAAGTTATTGATCTTTAAAGCAAAATCATCACCTAATACATCACTAACCTTTTGATTCTCTTGATCAGTCCCAACATCAATTTGTGGTGGTTGTGTAGCAAGATATCCAGCCTCTTGATCAACAAGTAATTGGTAATAATTAGAACTAATTCGATTATCTGCGTTTCTTAGTGGTTCTTCTTTACCATCTTTATTCATCTTGGATTTACCAGCATTCCGCTTAGTGATATCGTTTCGATTTTCATAATAACGTAGGGCTTCATCGTAATTACTAATGGCTCTGTTTCTCTGTTCCAAAGTTTGCTCTACAATTTTTTGAACTTCTTTTAATTCCAAGGAATATAACCTCCTTTCATATTCTTTGAATAAATTGCATATCTTAATGCATCCAATCGGTCGTTATGTCTCACATCATTTTCTTTTAAAGGCTGTCCAGTGTTTTCATCCCAAGCATATTGATAGATTTCATTCATTAAACCTTGAGAACAAGATTTTGCTACAAAGAATTTTCCTTCACGCATCTTCTGAGCAACACATTCAATACCAGGCAATACATTCTTATTAGCATTAATACAGTTGATGCCTGCGGCTTGAAACTCATTAACATTATCTGGCCTTGCTGAATCAGCATAAAAAATAAGATTGCGTCCAAACTCATCTTGTAAGTTCTGTGCAATCTTGACCCAATAATTAATAAATTTATGTTTCTTTGTATAATCTCTTAAAACATAAGTATTCCCTTGATCATCATCACCTAGCAATAAAATTGGATTAGGGTGTTCAAAGCCCCAGTCAACACCACAGTAGTAGTCAAGCCCATCTGGTATTTCATCATCAGGAATAACCATTGTATCTTTGTTAAAGTCTTGATAAACAATGCCATCACCAGTTACCCATAAACCGTTAATTGCACGATCGTAAAACATCCCTTTAGGTGTTGAGGCCTTAAGTGATTTTACATAATCAGTATCAAGAAATGTATTATCATCAATCGTAAATGTGTATGAAATAATTCCAGCATCCGGATTATGATTGTCTATAAAATCAGTTTTTAACCAATGAGTAGGAATATCAGGGTTGGTATCACAAATGATATGTGATCCCTCCATAGAACAACGATTACGGATTTCATTGAAAACTTCTCGATTAGCAAGCGTAGCTTCGTTGATATAACCGCCGTATGAAGTGAACCCACGAGCGCCAGCTAAACCGGCAATTGAGCCAGTATAAACAGGTACTACATCCACACCGAATAAATGATAATGATTGTGTTTATCAGGTCTTAGATCTATGCCAAATTGCCGTGATATTTCAGCGATAACATTGTTATAAATTGAACCCGAACTAGCTCCGGCAAGAATGAATTGAGGGTGCTTGTCATTTCGTTTCTTTGCTAAATTAGCAACACGACGCAGTTCATACATCAGCAAGATATTATCTATGTAAGTTTTACCAGCACGAACAGCACCAACATTGATCATCATTTTAAATGGAACTGTTAAATAAGTATGAAGAACTTCAGCCTGCTTAGGAGTTAGCACATCATTCAGAGCCATGCTTTAAATCCTCCTTAGTTAAAGTATCAAGCATCTTATCAAGTAGTTGTTCCATATCTTGGCCATTGTCTTCCATTGCTTTAGCTCTAGCTTCAGCAACTCTAGCATCGGCATTGGCTTTGCGAATCTTAGCCTTATCCAGTTCAGGAGTTGAATTATCAGATAGCATACCAGATAACTTAAAAATAGTAGAAGCGGCTTGAAGTCTAACCATTTCAGATTTAGCATTTAATAATTCAAATACAGTTTTCATTGCCTTACTTCTATATTTGTTTTTTATCAGCTTATTTGCATAAGCATTAAAAGCTTTTTTAAACCACTGTTCTTTTTTCCATAAAGTAACAGTTGATCTAGTTCTTCCAACAGTTTTTGCAATTTCTTCATCTGTATAAGTGCCTTCAAACTGCATTACAACAGCCTTTTTACGATTCTTATCCAACTTTTCAAAATCGTCTAAATGTTCGGTTTTGTTAGACTTTTTCACACCATTTCACCACCCCTTTTCTTCTTGAAAATATTTGAGCCACTTACCATTTCTTTAATCAAAGCTAAGCATTTTCGATTCTTTGCTTAGCTATCTCAAAATATTCTTTGTTTAACTCCATACCAATGAAATTGCGTTTTAATTGCTTAGCAGCAACTCCAGTTGAGCCACTACCCATACAATTGTCTAAAACTGTCATACCCTCATCGGTATAAGTCTTAATAAGGTATTCCAATAAGTCTACTGGCTTTTGCGTTGGGTGAACAGTCTTGAATACATTATTGAATTTTATTGTCGTTGTGGGATATCTTGTGCCTTTATTAATAGTCAAATGATGTACTTGATATTTGCCATAATTACTAGAACTGGCGTGATTCTTAGCAATATATGGTTTCCCTGCTCTCATTTGTGGGTTATATGTTGGCAAATGCTTATAAAACACACAAATACGCTCCGTATTTTTTAAAGGCATACGTTTTGCATTTAAAAAGCCACGTGAATTGCTTTTTATCCATATCCAGTCATAGCGATAAAACTTTTCGTCTGCTAATCTAAGATGACTCGCAAATGGCTCATCGCCAAAAAGCAAAATTGCACCATGATCTTTGATAATTCTTTTATATTGCTCAAATAATGGCTCCAGCGGAATAATTGAATCCCATTTATTGTGTGTCATACCATACGGTAGATCTGCCAAAATAAGGTCTATAGAACGGTCTTGTACCCCCCCGAGTAATTTTAAGCAATCGCCTTGCAATAGTGTTTCTGTCAAGTTATAACCTCCATATTGTTCCTAACTGCACCATATTGTTTTATCTTGTACATGCATCTTCTCATTCCAAACAAAAAGAACGGCTGTTAACCGTTCCGAAATACGTATTAAGAATTAAATAAAGCACATCGGAATCGAACCGATAAGAAATAATTATGCCAGTGCAGACGACCTATATTTCAAGTAGTACGCGTCTTACTCCTAGCTCACCATTGGCTAGCTGTGCTTTACTACAGACTCACCAGGAATTGAACCCAGATAACTTGATTTGGAGTCAAGTCGTTTACCATTAACATATGAGTCTAACATGCACGCAGTTAAATGATTCTTCCTAGGTATATCATTTAAACAACGTGACTAACTCAGCTACTTCATGCGGCTAGCTGTCACCGCTTATGCTCTTTGACGAATAATTTCAAAAGGACATCTAAGATGCATTCTCGCATAGCAAGAACTAAGCAATAGCCTTATTAATTAGGTTAGCAGCTTTCCTTAAGCACTCGCTTTTACAATTCGCTAGGCTTTCTGTTCTCTAGTTTAATCGGAATGCAGATATCATCCACCGACTTCCTCAACGAATTAACCTTATAAGCGTATCTGGACTTACACCAGAACCACCGTAACTGCAATAGTCGGACGTGTCTTTTTACTCGTGAGAGTTTTTGCGCTTACCTACTTTATATTTAAGAGGGCAACTTATTTACCGACGCTTGCCAACGTCGCTAAAGCCAATGCGGGATTTCTACCCGCCTGCGTGTACTTCAGAATGATGTCAATTGAAACGGACAGGTTTCACACACGAGATTGGCATTGTTGTTTAATCGATTTTCAGGAGGATTCCCTAAATTTTCGACACTAATAATATAGCATGATAACAATCCACTAAGAGTACGCGTTTTATCCCCTAATAGTACACTTTCAGATCAATGATTTTATCGCAATTGTTTTTTCGTTGTTTCCCTTCAAATGAATAGGCAAATGCAATTAAAGCATGATTTTGAAGCTTACCAAATGTTGTATGTTCCTTGTAGATCACGTTTTGAACATCTACCCAACGCTCATGGTTAATATATCTGCCTAAAAGAATTTTCTTGGAAGTTTCATCAACACCGGTATGAAGGGCTTCATTAACTGAAAGAACAATAGCTTGTGCATCCAAGCCGTTAACAATTTTGTTTTCTGCACTATTACCAAAACTAGTACCCTTAGGTTGTCCATCCATGGTAGGCGATTGTAAATCAACCATTCTTTGACCTGCTAAAAGGGTTAATTTTTCAAGATCTTGAGTAAAGAACTTTTTAACTCTTTTGCAAGTTGCTTCTTTATTAAGTTCTGGAAGTAATTCCACGATATCACTCCAGTAAAGTTAAATAAGTATTAATTGCTCTAGTAGCGATCACTGAAATAGGATCACCAGATTTTTTACAAATTTTTTCCAATTTATCATAAGTGCTAGTATCAATTAAAATTTCCACTGTATCGCCTCCCTTGGTGGATAAATGTAGTCATTCGTACGTTTCTTGATTTTGGGTACGTCCATATAGTTAAGCAAGAAGTAAGCACCTTTAGGAATATCAGCCCAAACATAGTATCCAGGCTTAATGTTAAAGCCATGTTCTTGTAAATATATCTTTGCGTCTGTATTGGAACGTAGTGATTTATGAAACTCAATTTTTGCGAAATAAATTAAAGATTCAGTATAGTATCGAACACCTGAAATTGTTATCAGATAATTAAAAGGATGCTTGAGTCGTAAGCCATTATCTTTAATATACTTGCTTACCCACACTCGAGTAACATGCAATTTTTTAGATATCTTATAAGCAGAATAGCCATCTTGTACTAAGGAATAGGTTTTGGCACGTATTTGGTTGAAGTCTCGATCACGACTAGAGGATTCAGGATATATTTTTCGTAATTTTTTAAAATCAGAATCACTTTTGGGAACATTAACCATAGAACCGTATTTAGATTCCAAGGCATGCACAATAGGTAAAACCCGTTGATATTTAGTAGCCATAGCCTTGTAATCCTCCGTCCACAATCATAAGAGCATCTTTGACTGACCGGGCTATTCCGTGGACGATATTGTGAGAATTCAGCATTTTATGAAATACAACTTGATCTGCCCGTGGTCTGCCTTTAGCATCTTTTACTTCAATAAAGAATATTTTTCCATCGGTCCAGCGAAAGCCAAACAAGTCAGGAAAGCCTTTTGGCAAGCCTGTACTAAAGAATCTGCCATCAGGTGTATGAATTTTACCAACGTTTGCACGAAAAACAGTACACTGATGCTTTGACAATTCCAATTGAATTTTCTTTTGAATACTATGCTCCGATTCTTCTGAAGCACTAGCAGTTGCAATTGACTGAGGCACAGTGAATTCAAACGAAACAGATATTTTCCCATTGATTTTATGAATATTCAAATCAGTAACTTCAGAAAAAAATGGCATATCTAGTAATGATAAATTACTCATTAAAATCTCCTTTTATTTAACGTAATTTTGATCTTCTAAGTCATGAATGTGTTTAGCAAGGATAATTATGCACTCCCACAATAGATTGTCTTGAGCAGTGTATTTTTTATCACCTGAATTAGCATATTTTTTACCTCATCAATCAAGCGCTCATTTACTTCATTGCTTTTATGGATTTCTTCTGATAATTCTTTATTAGACTTTTCATTCTTATGATTTGAATAAACTTCAACAATAACGCTTATCGTCCAAATTGCATAAACTATTGCAGCAATTATTTCCATATTGACCACCACCAATGCCATGCGTACTGTATTGCTTTAATGATTTTCATTGTATTTCATTCCTTGCTCACAGAATTTAATGATTTCATGTGCTAGACCATCAATTTCTAAATAGTCAGGTTTAAGTGCGTTAGCCTTTTGCATAATCATCATTGCTAAATTATTGATATTTTCATCAGAATGATAATTGAAGCCATATCTAATACCCATCTATATCACCTCGAATAATTAAATATAACTATAAATTTTGCCTTGATCTGCTATTTGATAGGGATGCTTAGTTTCTTCAAAATTAACCAATAATCCGATTAATCGATAACTGAAATCAATCTTTTGTAAATTGCCAGTTTCATCACACCATAAAGGTGTAATTCTATTATTTTCAAGCAGACCTAACTCCCAATATCGTTGAACATGATAGGCAGGTTTCCAACGTTCTTCAAAAACAATTAGTGGTCTGCGTGAATCGTATTTGCTTTCTTTGAATTTTAATTCATGAATTAACGTTCGCTTATGAGGCACTGACCGACCTCCACGCAAAAGAACATTATTAGCACACCAGTTTATGTGCGGTTCTTGAAAATCAAACCATTTCTGTATGTGACTAATTACTTCATTTAAAGTTAATTGGTTAACATCCACATACCAAGTGCAACCCTGCCAAATGCCATCATAAATCGTGACTTTAATTTTTATGCTCCTTTAGCAATCTTGAACTCAATATTGCATAACCACTATCGCCTGGACTTCCATCGGATATTTTTAAAGAAGCGTGTACTTTATGTACGTAAAATAATTTTTTTAAGGCGCTCAGCATTTCATCCAGATTGGTAAACCAATCTGGAAATGCAATGAAATTGGCTTGATCAGGCTTAGAGCTATATAATTTCACAATGCTAAAGTATGTTTTATTATTTTCTCCAAATCTTTTTACTATTAAGCCATATGTATATTCTTGAAAGCCATTTTCAATCAGTTCAACAACATCACCTACTTTAAAAATTGTTGTTTCTTGCTTGTTACGTTTATCAATTATCTTCATTTTCATGCTCCTTTTTAGTGCCACTTATTGTAAAGCCCCACGGAATTACTTTACAAAATGGGCACTGAATAACTTCATCAGCATTCTTTTGAATTGTTCTGAAGTGTTTATGACAATTAACACATTCAAATTCGTACCAATAATTTTTAAAATCTACTTTATTCATTTTTATGTTCCTTTAAATATTTCAGTCCAAGGATGGCATAACCAGCCATATCTAAAAGCGTATCTTCTAAGCTTTCATCATTTTCCTTAAGTTCACCTCGTTTTATTAGTGAAGAAATTCGATTAAATTTATCACCTAATCTGATTTTCAAAACGAGCAAACCATCTTCATCTAATGACTTACTGAAACTATCACCATAAGCTAGATTTTTAGACTGAAGAACTTCAGCTAAATGATTAGTGTATTTTAAAAATGAATTATCCATTAATAATCACCTCGTTTTAGCATTCTAATTAAAATGCTTTTATTAAGTTGCAATCCAGCATTACTAAAAGGAATAGCCAAATTTGCAACAAAGCCATTAATAGACTTATCTGTTTTATACTCTTTCCGAATTTGATTATTATAATTAATTTTGTAATTAATGCACTCGATTTTTGTTTTAACTTCTTTTTTCTAATTCTTTTATTCATTATTAGTATCTTCCTGTTGATTATTAATAGTTGCTTTTATCCAGTTTGTAAAAACATGATCTGCAATTTTATATGGATCTTGATTTTTCTCACAATGATGATTTACATACTTAAGAATATTCAAATAAGTCATCACCATTGTTTCATTTGCAATTTCAAGATCATTTCTTTCTTGATTCATAAAAAATATCGCCTCTAGTTACAGTGAGGTTACATTGTACTTAATCCCTTGCTTGCAATATTTAATAATTTCATTAGCTAATTGTTCAATTTCTAAATAATCAGGCCGAAGCCTGAGAACATTTCTTTCAATTTTGTGAGACAAATCCAAGATATCGTCATCAATTTGATATTTGTACATGTTTAATCATCCTTTCTTTTTGTTAAACTAGAATCATCTCTTAAATGGGAGGTGATATAAATATGTCAATGACTGAACAAGAATTTAGAGATAAGTACAATGCTTTATTAAAGGAATTCCATAAAAAGTATTATGATGCTGATCGACTTCATAAAGTTTTAAATGAAGATGAATTTGTTAAGGAGATGAAGCAAACTACAAAGCTTGAAGTGTAAAATAATCCCTTTAATTTCAGCACAAATTATGGAAGTTGAAGCAGATCGTACTAATCAATTAGTTGGTTTTATGCTTAAACATTTTCTTGATGTTAAAGACGAAACTCATGGATAGGCATGTTATGAATTTTATCTTCAATTTTATTCATTATTGCTTCCCCGTTAGGGCTATCCACTAATCCAAAAGTTCTATAACCTAATGGAAACAATACTTTTCTATTGATCAGTTCTTGAAGTAAAACTTCAGAGCTGATCTTTTTTATTACGGTTTTATCATCGTCAGACAGCCCCATTAAATAAGATATAGGAACGTTAAAATATTCAGCTAATTTATTCCATGTTTTTAATTTTGGCTCACGCTTTCCCGTTTCATATCTAGAAATAGTATTATTTGCCATTCCTATTTTTTGACCTAATTCCTTAAGAGTTAGGTTATTTTTTTGTCTTAATTCTTTAATTCTATTCATTAGCTACTTCCCTCCTTCTTATTTCTTTTTTTAATTCAATCATTACAGAACACCTCATATAATTGTTTAATTTGCTTATTTGCCTCTTCTTTATCGTCATAATCAATTAATCTGATAATTCCGTCATGTGACTTCCACACTGGACTAGCAGAGTGGTGAACAAATTTTATTGCGGTACCGTCACTGTAATACCAATTATTTTTAGTACAGTATATTTTTTCCATCATTAGCGAACGTGTGTTAAGCTTTCAGTTATTTCTATACGAAAGAATCTAAAATATGAAGGGTTTAATGAATAGTTGATGAATACCTTACAAAGTCGAGTAGTCTTTACATCCACAAAGGATTAGCCCTCTTTGTATGAATACCTGAATACTTTTTTTAAAAAGTGTTTAATAAAATAAAAATAAAAAATATATAAAAGTTATATTTTTAGGCCCTAACCCTTCATAGAAAATGAGCTCTCTCTTACTCGCTCAATGGTTATGAATAGTTATTCACCCCTTCATTACTATTCATCAATTAAATCCAAATTGTTGATTAAGAGCTAAATCGACCCCGTAATAAAAGATCCCATACATGGTTTTCTTTTTCTTAAATCTCTTAGTGATCTCCATACCAAACTTGGTATTAGACATCCCTTCCCAATTATTGGTCTCATCAGCCCATTTTTTATAGGCATCAAACAACTCAGAGGCTTTCACTTTAAAATCGTCACCCACAACACAACTTTCAGAAATAAATGCCTCAATAACGTCCATTTCTTCACGGTAATCCTGACTAGCTTGTTTAATAACCTCTGGCGGATTTAAGCCTTCTCTTTGCCACATCATTGCTCCATTAATAGCCCATTTTAAAATTCCCATTGATTCAGCCTTTAACTTATCTTCTAAGTTTTTATCGATGTTTTCTTTTTTTACAGTATGGGTAAAAGGAATAATTATTAATCTTCTCCAAATGCCTTCATCCGTTCCATAAATTTTAGGCATATGGTTAGTAGCCATCCATAATTTGAATACTGGATCAAATTCAAAATCACGACCATAAGAATATCTAGCTACTAAAGTATCTCCACCTGTCATCTGCTTGATTAAGGATTCGTCAATTCTGTCCCCTTCATTTGCTTCACTAGAGACAACTAATCTAGCCCCTTCAAGCCTTGCAATGTCTGAAGTTGGACCCTGACCGCTACTATTATGTTTTTGCATAATAGTAGTAGCGTTCATGGTTTTAGCATAAGAACCCGAAATATACTTAATGATATTTAAAAGTACAGACTTACCGTTTCGACCGTTACCAAACAAAATGAACATTACTTGTTCAGCATTTGAGCCTGTTAAGGAATAACCAACAATTTTTTGAATAAAATGAATAAGTTCCTGATCATTTTGAAAAGTTTGATTTAAGAATTCAATCCATAACGGACAATCAACTTTTTCTGTAAAATCAACACCAGTTTCTTGAGTGAACATTTTCTTATAATCATGATCATGTAAAGTGCCGTTAGTTAAATCAATATAACCAGAAGGTGTATTTAATAACATTTTTTCTTTATCCCATTGATTATGCAATACAGGTACCAAGTGCTTAATTTCATTAATCATGTTCACTTTGCTAGACCGGGATCGCTCACCTTTGATAAATTTTAACCATGCTTTTTGAACTTTTTCTTTATCAGCTTCGTCTTGAACTACAAGAGATTCATTTTTTAGATTGTTTATAACTTCATCAGCAGCTTTTTCAATCAAGCCTTGATTATCTTGCTCCCAGTAAGAACCGTTGTATGCATACCACATCTTATCAGTCATAGAATACAAGAACCTGTGTGGAAGTTTATCTAAGAAACGCTGCGCCATTCCCATATCATCCCAGGAACGAGGTGACACTTTTTTCTTACTTTCGGTAACTTTATTAAATCCATAAACATTTTCGGCTTCTGCATCCCTAGTATTAAAGGTATTTACCGTATCATTAATAGCCTTGTTTAAAGTCGCAATTCCATAAGTAGTGGCACCCCGTTTTTCATCCCATTTGTCTCTCATAAGACTGGAATTTCTAAAAATGGTATCCATCTTCTGAAAGTTCTTACCAGTCCAAAATGCTAGATCATTGGCAAAAGCTAAATCAGCTTCTGATTGTGAAGCATAAAGTTTCTCCCATCCCCCTTGCATAAACAATTTATCTCTTTGCCCTTTTGCAGATGTAAGCATACGATTAATAATTTCACTTACTGATAAATCATTCATTGGCTGATCTTGAAAACTGGAAATGTTAAGAATTTTATCTTTACCAAAGAGAAATTCATAAAGTTTTTTCATTTCAGCTTGATTTAAAGACTGAATTTTATTAGGTCCAATGGTGTTACCTGTTAAAGCAAAGAACCGCCCCGACTCATACATTTCATAATTAGCTTTTCTTCTGCGTTTACCTGGAATTTTTCCTTTAAAAATCGCATGAATTCCTTTGCTTGACTGTGAAATTTCCATATATGTATCACTGGTAAATTTCTTAAATGTTGATACTAAAGTTTCAGGTGCACCAGCCATATAATCTTGTAAATCATCATTGATATTATCAATATCTAGACCTATATAACCATTAGCAAAGTAAAAAGCCAATCCATCAGCATTATCAAATTTATCTAAAGCTCTTAATGCTGTATCAAATTCAGCCCAAGTGGAAGGATCATTAGATTTACCTAAAGTCCCATCATAAGCATTGAGTGGTATCTTAGTGTTTTTATGCCGTTCAGGTACGTATTTAAGACGAAATAGTCCCCATTGTTTAAGATTTCTTAGCTCTTTAGGTATATTTTGATAATTAAAATTTGTCATCTAATCATCTCATCACTAAAACGGTAGATCTTTATCAGAAATTTCAGTTGTATCACCCGTACTATTAAATGGATCAGTGTTTTCCTTTGATCCTTGAAGTGGGAAATCTGTTGCTCTAAAATTGCTTGCCCACACTTGATTTCTTTTAACAGGTTTTCCTTGATATTCAGATTCATCAATATCTACTTTCACCTTAACCGGCTTACCTACTAGCTTTTTTGTCCAATCATCCCAATCCTCAACTGGAGTATTTTCAGGATAACCGGCAGCCTTCATAATAAAATTGAGATCCGATGGATCATATTTCCCTGTTTTCTTTCTCTTCCAAATATTTACAAAAATGATTCTGTTATGTTGTTTACCATTAGTATCAGGTAATGCTTTATCCAAGTCTTTTCTGATTCTTAAATTGACTTTAATATATTCAGTGCCGCCAGGTGTTGCATCTGGTCCTGTTTCATCAATAATACATTCATAAATTCCTTCTGGAATAACTGAATTTCTATCCTTTAAATCCTTATAACTAGTTGTAAATAAAGCCATTTTTAAATTCCTTTCTTTCATTAATGAATTAATCCCATTTGTTTACCGCGATAATAGGCCCAACCAGGCTTATATCCTTTTGCTTTGGCATATTCAGATAATTGCTTCATATTAGTAAACTTACTAGGATCTTGAGTTAGTATGTATTTTGTTTCAAATAATTTATTATGTTTATCTGGTGAATCTAAAATTTCCATTTTGGTGCTGTCTATAAGATTTAGTTTTTTACTAGTCTTTTTTTCTACAGGGATTTCTTCACCACAGATAGGACAGACCTTGCAACTAGCTAAAATAACTGCAAAACAGAATGGACATGTTTTTATAGCAAGAGAGCTTTCAGAACTAGGCTTTTTTCTACTTGAAACTGTCCAATTCCTATCATCTCTAGGAAATCCAAAAGGAAATTTTTTAGTAATTTCTTTCATTTCTCCATTAGAGGAAAAAGTTTTTACTTTAATTTTTTCTTCTGCTTGAAAATTATCAACGTGATCAATAATGATTGCTTTTTTATTAGGCTGATACCTCATACACCGCATAGCTTGTTGTAAATATAAAACCAAGCTCTTGGTTGGTCTTAGCATAATTACGCAAGAACAGTCTGGTACATCAAAACCTTCAGAGATTAGATCAACATTTACTAAGATCTTTATTTTTCCTTGCCTAAAGCTATTCATAATTTCATCACGTCTTTTTTTAGAGGTTTTAGAATCAACTTCTACAGCTTTATAGTTGAAACTATTAAATTGGCTGGCAATTAAATTAGCACTATGAATGCTTGGTGCGTAAACGATGGTTTTTCTATCTTTAGCAAATCGTTTATAAGTTTCGATCATATTGCCAAAATTAACAGATTTAATAAAGTTATCCATAGAGTTTTTGGTGTAGTCACCAGTAGAACTCGTTTTTAATAAGTGATTCTTTCCTAGTGATCTTGACACATAGATATAATCCGCTAATCTGTGATGGTCAATTAGCCATTGCACCTGTGGACCTCTTATCATTTTGGTATAAATATCTTCAAAGCCCATGCCATTCATTCTCCATGGAGTAGCTGTAAAACCTAAACGAGGGACATTTTTAAAATAATCCAATATTTTTATATAAGAGCTTGCCCTTGTGTGGTGTGCTTCATCAATAATAATTAATGATGGCTGTGGTAATTCACTTACGTGATTAGCAATCTTCATCACGGTATTTATTGTGCAGAGTTCTAAATTAACTCCTTCTTTTTTGAAGGTATTTTTTATTTGATTAACCAGTTCTTTTCGATGAACAAAGAACAAAACACGATTATTTTTTAATGTTGTTAATTTAGCAATCTCAGCAATCACAACAGATTTACCGCTCCCTGGTGGCGAAACAATCAATACGCCTTTATTCCCTTGCGCCAATGCATCTCTGGTTTGATTTACAAGATTTCGTTGATAATCAAATAGCTGATACATTTTACTCAGGGCTTTCCACTTCAAACTCAAATAATTCATCAGCTTTACAAGCCGTACGTTTGTCTAAACGATTTTTAGCATAAATCGCATTGTTTCCTTCCAAAATGAAGCCACGTTCTTCTGTCTTTGGATTTACAATCATACGAGCGACAATATCGGTTAGACCCATAAATCCATTAATCACGTTGTCTCTTATATCGGGAACAAATTGTGTAAATGATTGACCAGTTTCAGATGTAACTTCTCTTTGTCGTTCCCACGCGGTAACCAGAATATTTAAATCACTCTGGTAAATTGCACTAATTAATCTAGTAAAATAATTGGTCCAAGCAGAATAATCTTGCAGTTCATTATTAATACCTGATTTAGTGCTACGCCCACGTTCAACAAACCAATCTCGTTGAAGACTCGAAACATTATCAATTACTAGATTCTCATATTTTTTAGTAATTTCTGGTAAATCATTCTTTACAAAACCGCTCATTTCCTCAATTGGTTTGGTTCTATCTAGCATCCCTACATCGATATCTTCACCTGCTAATACTTTTGAAGAATTGTCTAAATCAAAAACAAAAGTTTTACCTTTTAAACATTTAATAGTAGAGGTCTTACCAATTCCTGGTTTGCCATAAATACAAATTCGCCAATTTTTCGAGCGATTTTCATTTTTCATATTTAATCTTTTCACAGTTTTCGCCTGTCCTTCCATAGCTTAGCTACCATGTTAAAACTTTGATAATCCTCATGTTTTACAGCACGTTTACCCAAATAACGGAGCTGTGCTTCAAAACTTTCATGGGGTCGGTATGCTAACCTGTAAACAATTCTTTTAGCCAAATGCCGGTTATCTGCCTTAGCAGCACCATCAAACAATTCAGCTAATTTCTTATTATCAAATCCTTTGAGCGAGATTTTCATAAAGCGTCCTCAATCTGCTTCAGGTCGAATTCTACGGCATTGATATAGTTTCTAATTACAGCTGGATTACCAGACTTCTTAATTTCATTAAGTCCCAAAATAGCATCATTAGCAGCATCTTGAATGGTTTCAGATCTACGCTTAATTCTGCTTTCATCATCTTTAACGAATTCAAGAATTAATCTGGCCATCTTGTAATTATCCTCTTGGTTAGTTCCCTTAGCAGTGGCCATAATTTGATTAAGAACTTCAACTGGTTCCATTAATGTTTTTCGACAAATGAGAATAATTGCATCTAGAGCATGATTAATATCATTTTGTTTAGAAAACTTGCTAAAGCTTTTCATAGCTTCTGTAATATCAATTTCAGCTTTGATCATTATTTGATAACCGTCTTTCTATTAGGTTTAAGGTGCGCACCAAAAACTTTCTTACCTGCCTTGAGATCTTCATAGATCTTTTTCTTATCAGGTCTAATGTTTTCAGTTCTAATTACGTAATCGATTGGCAGTTTCTTTGTTTCTTCAACAACTACTGAATCTTTGTAATTACGTGGCTTAAGAATATGGTTTTCAGTTTGAATTTCACTTTGGCCACTATCATCAATAGCCTGAGTTAAGAACTCTTGAAGTCTTTCAGTTTGATTTTTGATAGAAACTTCAACATCACTTAATTGACGTTTCTTTTCTTTAATCCATTGAAGCTTCATATTGTTTTCTTCAATCCAAGTTGCTACATTATCAAGCTTTTCATTTCTTGGAAGTTCAAGGCTTTCAAGTGTATCTTTTAAAGTTTCAGGATCAAGATCCTTTTCTTGAACTGTCTTAATAGCGTTGTTTAATTCAAATACATTCATGTGATATACTCTTTCTGATATTCCTTTTAGAGCTTAATCGTTGGCGCGATTAGGCTTTTTTTGCTTGCCATCACTGATGCAATCAGTAGTGGCCCATAATTTTAAAACTGTTTCTTCACTAAGATTCATTTAAAAATCTCCTAACACTGCAGGTGCAAATAAATTTAATAAGGCTAATACACCGACAATTGTTCCTGCCCAAATCACAAACGTAATTAAGGCATAAATCCATTCTCTATTTCGCATCCCAGTCAATTTCCTTTCTATGCTCATTCATCCAAACGGCTGCAGGATATTCAAAAATAGTCATTTTGCCACCTCTGCCTGGATGAATATTGCTACACCAATCAGGTTTAAATGGATAAAGAATATTTCTTTTTACCCAATCTCCCCCGTGCGGCTTGGCATATTTTTTGGCAAACTCATTAATATTAATGGTCCTGCCAATAATTTGATTCTCAGGAACATAGCCACGTTTTTTCATAATTAGATCAACTACTTGTTCTAATGAAGAATCTTCAATTGCAAGTTGCATGTTGATCACTCCCTTAACTAATGTTGAAATCGTGAATGACCTTCAAGATGAACTTGTTACCAGCCGGATTTACCTTGCGGCCAGAAACATAATCTGAAACTTCTTGTTTAGTCATTCCATAAGCTCTTGCAAGATCAGTGGTTTTAACTTCACTTTCTTGCAAAAACTTTTTAACAAGTTCTCTGCCTGATACTGTTGATGGCATTGCTTTCACCTCACTTATTTTTATACGAGTAAGCAAAAAAGTAATAAACATCGTTGACATTTTTATACTTTCGTATAAACTTAAGGTGTAAGAAATAAACGTTCTCAGAGTCCCCACTCCATTAAAAAACGGCTATTTACTTATTACTTTTTTTATTACTAATTAACTTACAAAAATAATATTACTACGTTTCGTATAAAATGCAATCTATTTTTTTATATTTTCGTATAATTTTATTTTTGCATATTGAGGTGAAACGTTGTTATGACAGTATTCGAACGTATTAAAAAACTTTCAGATAAAAAAGGAAAAAGCTTGCAAACTGTTGCTGAAGAAAATGATTTTAGTCCTAACTTATTTTATAGATGGAAAAAGTCAGATCCCAAAGGCAAAGATTTAGCAAAAGTAGCAGATTATTTTAAAACTACTACTGATTATTTACTTGGTAGAACCGATAATCCTGCTATTCCTAATCAAAAAAATGCACCAACTACTTTTGAAGGCTTAGGACTTCCTTATAAAGGTGTAATTCCTGAAGATGTTAATGATATGTATCGTGCAATAGCTCAACAATATGCTGAAAAACATAATTTGCCTAAGAAGGATAAATAATTATGTATCAGACACCAGAACAAAAAATAGAAGCCAGAAACAAAGTAATCAAATGGCTTATGAACTATGCTCTAGATCATCAATTCGGTGTAACTTTTTCTTATACTGCTGAAAATGACGATCCTTCTGAATCTTTTCCTGAATATAGCACAGCTGTAATTAATGCTAATTGGAAGAATATAGATGAAATTCCTTTTATTATAGGTCATGAACTAGGGCACTTAATATTAGGGCATAAACGAAAAGAATTTGATGAAAGCCCAGCTAAGAAAATTCGAATGGAACGCGCCGCAAATGAATATAGCCTTTATTTACTAACAGAATACTGCGATTTACACGAAATTTATTTTTATAATAAATATACTTTTGCGCAATCTTTTGGAATTCCTAAAGATTGTTACTATTTATTAGAAGAACAAGCATAGGAGCTTCATATGGGATTATTAAACAAGATATTAAGGATGATTAATAGTTCAAAAAGCATCTCTTATCAACAAGACGACAATTTGAGTAATCAAATGTGGCAAGAATTTGAAAAAGTAGAAAAACTTCGTCCAGATTTTTATAAAATAATAGGTCGCTCTGTTGATTATCCTAAATATACAGATAGATATAAAACAAATACTGATTTTACCATGCGTGAATTGTTACTGTTAATTTGGTACGGGAGAACCAAAAAAGGACGATCTATTGATACACCAATTCCTAAGTATTTCTTTTACGATTACAATTTGAATGGTAATACAGTAACCCAAAAATTTATAACACAAAATTTACTTGTTAAACACAATGACAGATATGTTCTATCAGATGAAGCCAAAAGAATAGCAACTTTTTATAGTGAATTGTGGAAAATACATACAACTAAAGAATTCCCTACCTGCTTGGATGAAGATTTTGAAGCCTGGAAACATGGAAAAGCACTAATACCTTTTTATAAAAAAGAAATTATTTATTTAAAAAAAGATATCATTTATATTCAAGCTGATATCAAGTTTTCTCAAAAATATCCAGATTTTCCTTCATATAAACAAGATTTAAACCAAATAATAACTTTTAAAAAAGAAGAAATAGAAAGAGACAAGAAACGAATCGTTGTTTGTCAGGATAGAATTAAAGCTTTGAGTGATTAAATGAGTCCAATAACTGAAGACTGAAAAAGCTGCCGTCTATGTCATTAAGAAATATAGGAGGAACATTATGAAATTAAATAAAGTGGTGCTAATTAGTGCAATAGCTATTGCAGGCATTGGATTAAGTGCATGTAGTAGTAATAGTGCGAAAAATGGCAATTCAGTTAAAACTACTCAAACAAGTAAGAAGAAAAATAATGATCAAGAAAAAGTTATTTCTCAGAATAAAGAGCTAAGAGCTAAATTTGATCAAATTAAAGTTGGAGATCTAATGAAAAAAGGTCAAGGTGGTAGTACTGAGAAACAAGTAGAAAAATTATTAGGTGAGCCTAATTCTACTGATTCTTCTAAAACAGACGGAATTAAAACTTCAGGTGCAACTTGGAATAAAGAAAATGTTTCAATTACTGTAGCTTACACAGATCATAACGCCGTATCTAAATTGTAAGCGTCAAAAACTGAAGTACCTATCTTCTCCTTTTCTTTCGTCCTATACTTGTCTTATCAATTTTGAGGAGGCAAATTTTATGAACGATAAACACGATATTGTACCTTTAACAGATAAAAATAAGTTTCCAAAACGAAATAGTCGTAATACTCTGCTTTTAAATCTTAAAAATAAAGATTTAG